TTATCCTGACATTTTCACTCCCCTACGCTCTGCGTTTGGAGAGCTGGCTCCGGTGTCATTCCGGTGCAGGGAGCCCGGAGCCAGCGTCTCGATCTCGGAGATGATGGATTGCAGCGCCGCCTTCGCGGTCGGAAACTCGCCGATCGCATATACCTCGGTCTGGCTGCTGGCGCGGTGGCCCATGAACCCTTCCAAGTCCCACAGCGTCGCGCCGCGATTGCGGGCAAGCGTCGCCAGGCTGTGGCGCAGGACATAGGACCGCCATTCACGGCCGATCGGAAACTGCAGGTTGCGCAGCATGGTGTCCCATGCACGATCCACGTCCTGGACGCCGCGACCGTGATAGTTGACCAGGAAACCGCGTCCTGGTCGCTGCTCGATCGGCAGCGCCAGATAGTCGTCCAGCTCGGCCTGGAGCCACTCACCCAAGAGCGGTAGCACCGGCAGAATGGCGCGATGCTTTTTCGTCTGGGTGCGGCCCTGCGGATTGAGGTCGATCGCCTCCGCCCCCGGCCACCATTGCAACCGCTCCGGGGCAACATTGATGTCGACCACTGCCCCGGGCCGCGCGACCGTGCAGATCGAGGCGACCAGGAAGGCGTGCAGCGACCCGCGCTGCTTGCCCGGCTCCGCTGCGTAGCGGAGCATGGCCGCTAGCTCTGCTACACCGATCCGCGTACGTCGCTTGCGCTGCACCTGCTGAGCAGGCAGCGGCTTGTAGATCGGACGCTTGTCCGATCGCGGCGGCTCCGCGTTGGCGGCATGATTCAGCACCGCAATCAGCTGCGCGATCGATGCCTCAGTTGAGGCGGGCGAGCGCGGCCGAGAGCCGGTGACTTCCTTTTTCCCATTCCGGAATAGCACCGGTTGGGTCCGCGACCAGGCCCGCAGCGCGGTTGCGAAGACGGTGCCACATGCGATCGCGCAAGTGGTTCCCAGCCCAAAGCGGGCTTCCTCCCCCTTGGCGTCTTCCGCCTCCAAAAAGTCGACGACGTGCTTCAGCCGGCCTTCAATCGTGTCGGCCGACGTGCGCGTGCGACCCCACTCCAGATTATAATCGGCGATTGCATCGGTCAGCAGGTAGGATTTCGCCTGAGCCGTCGGGTGCCCGCAGGTTGGGCAAAAGGCCGGCCCTTCGCTGGCGTCCGCCAGATAGCGGCGGTCCAGTGCAATTATGGCCTCGTCTTCGACATCCGTACTCGTCGAGCTGCTACGGATACGTCGCGCGTCTGGGTCGTACCAGAATATGGTGAGGTAGGGACTGCGGCGAGTGCCGTCTGCTCGCTCGTCCCACTCGAGCCAGTATTTCCCCCGGTTATACACCGGCGCTGCGCGTCCCGACATTGACTCTGGTTCCTGAGATATTCAGCGGCCGCGTTGCCGGTCAGTTGAAGAAATCCGATGGAGGCGAGCAGATCGAGATCCGCCGCCTCCAAGCGGACCCCCTTCCCCTGCTCGATCGCGCGACTTAGCTTTCGATCGAGCCTCGATATGGTCAGCGCGTTCATGACGCACCCCTTCCGTCAAAAGCGGCAAAGACCGCCCGATTGATGGCGATCAGCGACGCCGGCAGCTCGTCGCCGACATCGAGGGCGAAGTGCCGGCCGAGCAGCTCGTCAAGCGCGGCCGCCGGCGATCGCGCGGTCGCGCTTGAGGGGCCTACGACGCCGATCGGCTCGGCATCCTCGGCGATCACGGCCGTGGCGCGCCAGCGGCCCTCGTGCAGCTCGATGAGGATGGACGGCACTAGCGCCGCGCGTGGCGGCTGGATTGTGTCATGCTGCAATGCGACTCTCCCGCTTGCTCTTTCTGGCCGCCAGCGATTCAGCAATCGCGTCCTCCAAGTCGATCTGCTCGGGAGCCCACTCGCGCGGCGGATCGATGCGGCCGCGTGGAGGCTTCGCCGGCGTCGCCTGGGCATAGCCTTGGCGCGCGCGATATTCTGCCAGCGCTCGCACCGCGCAGGGGCCGAGCGAGATCAGGCGGCGACGATCATCCTTCGGATCTTTGATTGAGGTCAGCCAGTCGCCAGCGACTAGGCCGTCGATGATACGCAGCCCGGTCGTATGGGACATGCCGGCATTGCGGATTAGCGCGCCCATGACGATCTGCGGCCGGCCGGCGAGCAGCGCGGCTTCCAGCTCCAGCACGATCGACCAACGCGGGTTGGCGGCGTGCAGCCCTGCGAAGATGCCGTCGCGCTCGCGGCGCGCATCGATCTCGGCGCGGACAGCGGCCAGGCGCGCGATCTGGTCAGCTCCGCTCATACCACGCCCCCGACAAGGGAGGCGGTCAAGGCGACGGCGGCCGCGATGACGATCGCCGCGCCGGCTAGGGTTATGGGACGCGGGATCATGCCTGCCTCGTTTCGGCGAGCGTCGGCGCGCGCATGATCCGAATTTCGACGCAGAACCGCGCGGCTTCATAAGCGTCGACGACACGCGCGAGCGTATCGAGGTCGATCGCGAGCGCTGGGATTTTTGCCAGCACCAGAGCCGTAGACAGGCGCGTTGGCACGAGGTCCGCCTCAATCTCCTCGATCAGCGCAGCTCGATCGTGCGCACACAGCGCTGGCACCGTGTCGATGCACAGTGCCAGCCCTAGCGCCGTCAGGCCCGCGGCTTGGCGACGGAATTTCAGATACTGGCCTGGGGTAATGAAGTTGGACACGGGATGCTCCGGGCGCGCAGAAAGCCGCTCCCGCTGACGCTGGTCATCGGGGCGATTGAAGGCTTGTCGATGGTCAAACGGCAGCGGCCGCTTCGCTCAGGCGGGCGGCTCTGGTGGTCGCGCCTTCGTTTCGGCATGATGGCGGATGCGGGCGGTCGCCCGTTCCAGATCGGCAACAAAGGGCAGCAACGCCTCGGCTTCGCGGGCGGTCAGCTCTGCGCCGCCATCGCTCGAACCGCACAGGCTCTCACTCACAGCCCGCGCTACGTCGCCCAATTCGGTCGCCAACTCTATAACGGCACCTTGGAGGCACCGATCATCAGAGACTGGTTCAGGCAGCGTGATGACTACGCAACCGAGAATCGAGGCCATTGCACTCAGGACGTGCGGTACGCCGCGCTCGTCGCCGAGAGCGTCGATCCGGACGGCATCGCGAATGGAGATGCTGTCGCGATGGTTGATCGAGGAACAGCGCGAGAGGTGCGAATCAGAGAGGCCGGTTTCATCGGCACAGATCGCGAGGTTCCCGGCAGCCTTGATGGCGCGCTTGGTAGCTTCAGCAAGACGGCGCTCGTCGATTGGAAGAGTGTTATCGGACATGGCGGCTGCCCAGAGAGGAAATGCCGTCGAAAGATCCCGGTGTCACCGCACCGTTGCGGATGCAGGATAAAAGCGCCGGCCGCTTGGGACGGCTGCCGCTACAAGAGTCCACACGATGAGAGGAAAGCAGACGGGATTCACAAGCCGAGGCCAAGGGGGTTTGGAAGGTCCGGCAAGCGTTCCGGCCGGTCTGCGAGCGGCGCGAAAATGGGGGAAGATGGCGGTGACACGTCATTGCGCGCACTCGGAGGCAGGAGAAGCGGTTTGAATCAATGTTTGTGGAGCGGGACCATATACGTCAGGGCGCAAGTCGTAGCGCGAGATGCCGGTAGCGGCCTCAACGGCAAGGACGTGCTCTGCAGGAAGCGGAAGGCCACGCTTCAGCCAGTCGTGAACGACCGACTGCCGCTTGCCAATGAGGCGGCCAAAAGCGGACTGCGAACCTGCAAGGCGGATTGCCCGTGCTAATTGTGATTCGTGATCGTGCTCCAAAGCCATGCTTCTACCTAACGTCTAGGCGTTAGTATGGTCAAACGGAAAATCGAAATAGGTGCTAACGGTCAGACGTTAGATAGTGAGGCCGTGACGTTAGGGCAGCGCATTGAAGAACGACGTGCAGCGCTTGGAATCTCCCAGGCGGAATTGGCGCGTCGGGTCGGCATCCGTCAGAGCACCCTCAACTCGCTGATAAACGGCGACTCGCGTTCCTCTCGCTCCATCATTGATCTAGCGCGGGAGCTACGCACCACTCCGGAATTTCTCTTAGGTAAGAGCGATGATCCGGCAGGATTTGCCCCAAGCCCAGCCGACCTACCTGCACAGGACAGACAGCTCGTCGACATTTTCGGCTCATTCAAAAGCTCGGAACGGTCGTTTTTAATCGAAATGCTGCAGGCCCTTGCTGAAAACCGGACGAAGCCGATTGAGCATGTCCCTGAGACCAAGCAGATGGTCTGGCCAAGTGAGCATGCGATTGCGGCAATGTTTGAAGCACAGCTTCGGGTCTATGGCTCGCTTGAGGGGGCCGCGCTTGCTCGTGCGCTCGCCAAGCGGCTGCCCAAAGGGATCGCTCGATTGCAAGAAGTGCCATTGTCTGAGGAGCCGGCTGCTCTTCCTGCAGACGCTGTAGACGATCAACCTCCAGCCAGTGATCGTTCCGAACCTCGGCAAGCTCGGCGCAGATAACCTCGCACTTCGAACACGCATACCCGCATCCCGGGATGCTGCGAAATACAAGATACTCACTTACGCACGCCACGTCCGTTCCCTATTCGTTCCAAACGCGCGAAGGCAACCGAAATTGCCAATTTTTAAGTCCGATCTGAATGCACTCTCGCGGATCGTGTGGGGTACAGGAGGGGTATGGTAGTGGGTGGCCCCCTCCTTGCTACGCATGAACCGAGTGTGCGCGGCGGAGGAAATGTCCGCCGCGCGCTATGTCGGAAAGCGCCCAGTAGCGGACATCACCGGAGTCGCCTATCACTCGGCTGCTTGTCGCGAGGAATCACAGATTGGCGAACCGAAGAAGGCCACATCATGGGCGGTTCACTAGTTGGTGTCGGCTCGGCGGCAAACCACTTACTACACTGGCAGGGCTTGTCGAGGAACGGCTAGTGCCGCCACTAATAGAAAAAGGTTTTCAGTGGGCGGAGACCTACTGGACCGATCCCGATCAGCCAGTTGGCGGTGGCGAGATAAATCTAGTCCGCAGGTTCGCCAACGAGATCGACGACGTCCTCTTTAACTTTGACAAGCATCATCGACCCGCTTTCCAGGTCCACCTTATCCGGCGCGAGGCCGCATCCCCTCATACTTGGGTACGCTCGGGCAACCTCGTGCAGCAGTCGAGCGAGTATATACATTCTTGGGGAAAGCCGTGGTGGTTGCCGACGCGCCTCTGGACAGCGCGCGACTCGGAACGGCTGGTAGAACAGCTGATCGGTCCTTTAAACGAGGGGCTCACCTTTCTCGAAAGCGGCGTACGCAACCGGCACATTAGCCGACGAGCCGACGCTCGAAATTAGTTTCCTTCGAAAACAGTGAATGGCAGCGAGCCACCAGCAGCTGACATCGGCGGCGGCACGGCAGGAGGTGTACGCAATCGCCCACTCTTCGCCATTCCTGACTCTCATTACGCTTCTCCGTTGCGGACGAGTGTTCATCAAGGCAGCAGGCTGGATGACGAACATCGCAGGGGCACGATAATGCGCTGGTTAGGGGTAGCTTTGCTTGTCGTTGGCTCGCTCGCGGCGATAGGGATGCTCGGGTTATTAGCGCAGCTTCCTCATGCAGCGGTAGCGCGAGACGATGCTGGGGTCCGCTCGATCGTGTGGATCGGTGGCGCGTCGTTGGTGGTATCTTTCGGGTGTTATATAGGTGGACTAGTTTTGCTTTTCCGTAGGCAATGAAAGCCGCGCAAGACTGAAACCTGCCAGTCTGGTTTCCTCCCAAAATCGGACGCTAACCCCTGGTCGTCTACGATGGGGTATGAGCGGGGTATGCCTCACCTGCGAAAAGACGATTTACGAGGAGGACGCGCTGGCGCGGCGGAGGGCTTCTCCGCCGCACATACCGTGCAGCTACCGCTTCACAGATAATCAAACCGTGGTAGTTTGCTCCCATGGCCCGCCACCGCTTCAGTAAAAGGAATTGGGCGGCCGCGACGATTTGCTACTTCGTCGTTTTCCTAATGGTGCTATATTTCGTAGGCGTAGCTACAACGCACTGTCCTGAGCAGCGCTGCGTAGACCAATTTCGCGCCGAGTGGTGGAGGGGCTGGATTATAGCCACCTCTCTCTATCCCGCATTCTTGTGGAAAAGTCGGCGAAGGATATGGCTATCTGGCATTCGCTAGTGTGTCATTGAACCGGTTAGATTGAGGGGTACCATCGGGGTATGCCGAGATGGAAACCCGCACCAGCCACGATGGGACTTCCTCATTGCGGCGGACGGTCCGTCCGCCGCGAAGTTCGTCGATAAATAGACGGACAGGTATTTGCCGACTCTCAGCGTGTCCGGGCTGGCATCCAGGAGAGGGGCGAGGTCGGTCGATTTCCGGCACCAAACGATGTCATCATGCCAGAAGAGCAGACTTGCCCTTCGTACACCGCACCCTTCGAATATGCCTTCCCGCCATAGTAGCAGAAGTTGACGGGATCAGGGGCTGAGTCAGGCTGACGCTGCGAGCGTTGGGGATCCACGTCAGTGACCATCACAGGATCTGGCCTCTGCGGTGACCCCGCCTGCGCCGAGACCATCGCTGGTACCACAAGCAATCCAAGCGCAAGAATCTTTATCATGATGTGCTGCCTATCGCTGCGATGAAAGGAGCCATCAGCATCGCACTATCTGTCGATAGGTCAATCAATTGATTGTCTATGATCTCACCATCACCACTCAAGTTGGAATACATCCAGTCTGAACGTGTTTGGTCGTCATTTTATTCGGCTCGATCCGGGTATCATCGGGGTATATGGCCAACCTTAATCAGACTCGCATGAGGAGGCAGCTCGCACGCGGCGGAGGGGATGTCCGCCGCAATTTTTTTGGGAAATCGATTCCGAACTTCATGACAGCAGATCGCCGCCAAGGCTGGCGAAAAAAGCTCGCTATCTAATATGGCCAACTTTGCGCGCTTCATCGTCAGTTTTAGTCGATAGGAACATTCGAAACGTCAACCTCTAACCGTACATTTTGATCACTTTGCGCTCGCATTTCCATTTTTCTGCGGCGCTCGGCATCAAACGCGGGAATTTCATCTTTTATCTTTAAGTATGTTTCCAATACCCACTTTTCTATATCCAACAAAGCCGATACCATATCTGCTACAATCAACTCCAATTGGACCGACGCTCCGGCAGTAGTCAGGACGATTTGATAGATATCGTCTCCCGAGTCTATGAGCAACGTGGGCAAAACAACCTCTTTTGTCGACCTGTTTGCTTGGGGCCCAGCCGAAAGCATGTGCGTGACTATTTGTTTATTTTCCAACCTACGTCGGCTATCTACCCAGTATATGCTGCCGTAGACATAGTTCTCTTTCATAGTTTTCATGTAATCGCCATCCGGATGCTGCATAGCATTTCGAATGTCCCGAAGTTCACCTTCCCACTTCTTTACAAATGACGCGGAAGAGGGCAGATTCTTAATACCTGGAGCTTTCCACAATAAGCGATGAAAGCGCCTGACATTATCGACGAGCGCCCAAGCAAAAGAAAATATTTCAAGATGTTTATCCGCTCTTGAGATTGTTGTGGGTAAATCACCCCATTCGGCAAGCGATTTCAAAAGTTTTCTGAAGAAAAAATGAGTGGTTTCAGCGGAGAACCGTATTCCGGTTATGAAACGTCGCTGTTTTATATCAAGCAACAAGGGCTGCGACACTAAGATAGAATCAGATTTTAGAAGCATACACAGTGCTTATCACAATTAATGTGTTAAGCGAGAGCAACTTCGCCGCCATCACGCAACCAACGCTGCTGCGCTTGCGACCGCAGCCGCCATCGCCTTTGTAGCGAATTTTCTGATCAGGAAGGCCCGTACGTGGCCTAACGAGCGTGATGACGATCGATAGATAAAAGGGACTTACCAAGGCGGAACAGAGTCAAATTAGCATGGTCGCTTCGTTGACCACCTCATACTCTGAACTGAGCTGGGGTATGACAGGGGTATATCTATGTCTTTCCGCCTCGGCATAGGAGGGCAGAGGACAGGCGTGGCGGAGGATGTGTCCGCCGCAGATGTGCAGTAGCGGCGTCGCGCGATTCGCCCTATGTTCCATGGCGGGGGTGTCATGGAGGAATTGTGGGGGAGCAATCCGCCGTCGTCGTGCCCCGGCGTGTCGAGGCCTTGGCGTACATTATAGAGCGGATCGAGACGACCGGCACCGCACCGAGCTATGGCGAGATCGCTGCGGCGATGAACCCGCCGATCGAGCGAACCCGCGTGCGCCAGCTCGTCGACCAGCTCGTAGAGCATCGCCTGATCGATCGACCCATATCGTCACGGCGAGGCATCCGCATCCGCGATGTGGCGCGATGCCGACAGATCATCGGCGAGGCGCTCGGGCGCAAGGGCTGGTGCCATGCCCAGCCCATGGGCGAGTTGGCTATGCCCCCCTGCACAATTGAGCAGCTGCCGCTGATCCCGTTGATCCTGTACAAGCGGGATCTCTTTTAGCCGGGATCACCGATGTCGCCTGACACCATCACAATGCGGAGCCTGATCGACAAGGAGAAGGGCGACCGCGTTGCGCTCATGAAGGACGATCTCCGCCGGCTGCTAGATTTCGTCGACATCGGATACCAGGCGGAGCGCAAGCTCGCCGCGATCGGTGGCGTGATCACCGCGCCAATGGTGATGGCATGACCAACAAAATGCACCCGGCTGCGATCGACATCGGCGGCGAGCCGCACCTGCGCGACGCCAAGGGTCGGCTGGTCCCGCTCGCGACGGTGAAGGCGACCGATCTGTTGATGGACGAGCTGGTGCGATCGTTGAACGCCGAGGCGCGAGAGAACGCGAAGCGCAATGCAGATTTCCGCGCGCGGACGTTCACCACCGTGTCGGAGCTTCAGGCGCTGCTGGCGCAGCAGTATGACGCCAAGGTCGGCGGCCAGAAGGGCAACATCCAGCTGCTGACGTTCGACGGCTTGCAGCGTGTTCAGATCGCGGTGTCGGACTTGATCGAGTTCGGACCCGAGCTGCAGGTCGCCAAGGCGCTGATCGACGAATGCCTGACCGAGTGGGCGGTCGACAGCAAGGTGGAGCTGCGCGCGCTGATCAACCGCGTGTTCTCCGTCGACAAAGAAGGCCAGATCAACCGCGCCGAACTGTTCATGCTGCTCCGCGTCGAGATCGCGGACGAGCGTTGGAGGGCGGCCATGGCTGCGATCAAGGACTCGATCCGGGTCATCGGCTCGCGCAGCTATGCGCGCTATTACGAGCGCGACCAGCCGGACGGCCGTTGGACCGCCATCACCGACGCCGCGACGCCGGCCCGGTAAGATGGGTGCCGGTCGCTGGTGCATAGCGCGGACCTCGGCCGCGCAGACGCTGCGCCTGGCGCAGACGCTGGCGGACGCCGGCGTCGTCGCCTGGACGCCACGCCGCACCGTGAAGCGAGCGGCCCCGGGCGCGCGCCGGCGCTATGTCACCGGGCAGCGGCGCGTCATGATCGAGGTGACGCAACCGATCCTGCCCGGGATCGTGTTCGTGCGCGGTGACTTCCTCGACGAGCTGGTCGCGATCGCGGCGCTGACGTTCGGGCCACACCCGGCCTTCACGATCCTGCAGCTCGGGCCGCGCGCCGCCACGGTGCGTGATCAGCAGCTCCAGGGCCTGCGGTCCGCCCAAGACGATGCCGACCAGGCGATCGCGGCTGAGCGCGAGGCCGAGACCCGGGCGGCCGCACGACTGGAGCGGGCCGAGCGGTTCCGTACCGAGCGTGCCCGGCTGAAGGCGCTTAAGCGCGAGCGAAAGGATCTGCCGCCGGCGACCAGGGTCACGGTGGCCGAGATGCCGGCGCTGGACGGTATGGAGGGTGCTGTGGTTAGCAGCGACGGCACGAGTGCAATTGTTAACTTCGGTGGTGCAGTGGATTGGCATATCGAGGCGTGGCGCCTGATGCCGGTCGCTGCCATGGCGGCCTAACCGCCTCACCGATCCTTCGCCGCCTGAGCGGCTACGGGGCTAGTCGATCTGGGGTTTCCCACCCTTGCGCTCCCCACACCAACCCGAGGCACGCGTGCCGGCGGGTTTCCTGTGGTTACCTGAAATCTTGGAGAGGCTGATGCCTGGATCTCGCACGCCTCTCACCGGGGCACAGCAGCTGCGCGCGATCGCGGTTGATATGCTGGTGATGGCGGACATTCTGGACGAACCGCCGGCCGACACCGCCGCAGTCGAGCACCGCGTCGGCGCCATCGAGAAGATGGCGATGCGGACCTGGACGGTTGGGCGTGGCCGCCCGCCCATGGGTTGGAACTGACGCCCATGCTTCAGTCCGCGCCCACCACGCATTTCGAGGTCATCGATGCCCAGGACAACCTCGTCGGCGACCTGAAGCATAGCACCGCTGCACAGGCCGGCCTGCTGCGCGATGCCTTGGTCGGAGGCGGACACAATGGCTTATTGCGTGTCGCCCGGGTGACCGAGCGCATGACGGTGCAGCGCCTGATCGATCCGGTACATGTCGAGCCGCAGAAGGTGCCACGCACCAACGCAAGAAGCTAACTTATTGAATCGACAGATTTGTTTGTGCGCGGCGATCGCCAAGGCTGCGATCGCGTGTCCAAACCAGAATAGCCAAGCTTGCGCGCCCTTCCCTCCACGGCTGCGCGACTTCGATTTAGGTCTGCAGCAAGCCAAGCGATCGACTCTTTCGCTTCAAGGCCTCGAATAAGCCTCTCATCATCTTCCTTCGTCCAAGCCCGCCAATGCATCGCTCAACCTCTATCAGCATCAACGTTGATAACTTCTATTTTGTGAAAGCTGAGCGTCAACCATGCCATGGCAGCCTCCAAGCTTCGGACGCCAATCTCCTCCCCGTAAGAAATGGGCACCGACGACGCACCGCCCTGACAACCGCAAGCGCGGGCGCGCAGGCCAACGCGATCGCCGCCAGGTGCTCGACGAGGAGCCCTTCTGTCGCATCTGCGTGGAGGCAGGCCGCAGCACGCTGAGCGTCGTGGTCGACCACATCAAGCGCCTGGCGGACGGTGGCTCGGACGAGCGGCCCAACAAGCAGGCGCTTTGCAAGCCCTGTCACGACGCCAAGACAGCGTCCGAACTGGAACTCGACCGCCGCGCCCGCCGCGACGCCTGACCGCCCTAGGGGGGTGGGTCGGATCTCTAGGTGCCGTCCTACCGGACACCGCACCCGTGCCAGATTTTCGCACGGCCGAATTCAAACCTAAAATGATCCCCGGAGAGGCGGCCTATGGCGAGTGGTGGACCGCGCTCGGGCGCAGGCCGGAAACGCAAGTCACCGGCGCTGAAAATGACCGCGGCCGAGCGCGCCGCGGTAGCGCTGCCGGGCACCGTCGCGAAGATGATCCCGCCGCTTCACCTGTCGGATCTGGCGCAGCTCTATTTCGCGCAGATCGCCGAGCAGCTGGAGCAGCAGAACCGCGCCGAGCCGCAGTTCGCCCATGTCGTCGCGCTGCTCGCCCAGCGGTTCGAGCAAATCCAGCGGTTCCAGGCGGTGCTGGAGGTCAGCGGCGATGTCTGCACCAGCACCACCGTGCGCAAGGTCGATGGCAAGGAAGTCGTCACCGAGATGATTCGCGCGCGGCCGCAGGTCGCGATGCTGTCCGACGCAATGCGTCACGCCCACTCGCTCCTCGGCGAGCTGATGCTCAGCCCGTCAGCCGCCATGAAGATCGCCCCCGGCAAGAAGGATGCGCCGGGCGACTTCGACGACTTCTAACCGGTGTCGACAGCACCCGGGCTGCCGAGCCGGGACTATGTGGCGGTGGCGCGGCAGTATGCGGCCGACGTCATCTCGGGTACGATCCCGGCCGGCAAGCAGATCCGCCTCCAGTGCGAGCGCTTCGTGTCCGACCTGGTGCGGAGCGCGTCGGATGATTTCCCGTACCGCTTCGACGAGGCGAAGGCGGCGCGGCCGTGCCGCTTCATCGAGCGGCTGCCGCACACCAAGGGCGAATGGGCGCGCCAGAAAAAGCGGCTGACGCTCGAACCCTGGCAGATCTGGAACCTCGCCTGCGTGTTCGGCTGGCTCCACAAGGCCGGCCCCCAGGCGGTCACCCGGCGGTTCCGGCGCTGGCTCCTGGTCGTGCCGCGCAAGAACGGCAAGTCGGCGATTGCGGCCGGCGTCGCGCTGTTTATGATGTGCGCGGACGGCGAGTTCGGCGCGGAGGTCTATTCGGGCGCGACCAACGAGCGCCAGGCATGGGAGGTGTTCCGGCCGGCGCGGCTGATGGTGCAGCGCCTGAAGCCGCTGAAGGCCAAGTTCGGGATCGAGGTTCTCGCCAAGACCCTGCTGATCCCCGATGACGGCTCCAAGTTCGAGACGATCATCGGCGACCCGGGCGACGGGCAAAGCCCGAGCTGCTCGATCCACGACGAATATCACGAGCATGTCGACGACGCGCAGGTCGACACCATGATCACCGGCATGGGTGCGCGCACCCAGCCCTTGCAGCTCCTGATCACCACCGCCGGCGAGAACCTGGCGGGGCCGTGCTATGCGATGATCCTGGAGCAGCGCGAGCGGCTCAACGGCATCGGCCATGGCGGCGGCCCGCCGATCGACGACGACACGTTCTTTGCCGAGTACACGGTCGACGAGGATGACGACTGGAAGTCCGAGGCCGCGCTCGTCAAGGCCAATCCCAATATCGGGATCTCGGTCAGTCGCGAGTTCCTCCTCGCCCGCCTGCGCGACGCGATCGCCACGCCCCGCAAGCGGGCGATCTACAAGACCAAGCACCTCAATCTGTGGGTCGCGGCCAAGGCGGCGTTCTTCGACATCGAGGCCTGGCGTCGCTGCGCCGACGACACGATCCCGGTGAAGTTCGCCGAGGCCGCGCAGCTGGAGCTGCTCGCCGGCCGGCGCTGCATCCTGAGCCTCGACCTTGCATCCAAGATCGACATCGCGGCGATCGAATATCTCTTCCCGCCGCTCGGCGATCGGCCGACCAAGGATGATCCCTATATCCGGCTCGGCCGGTATTTCCTGTCGACCAAGGCGGTCGAGGATACCAGCTCCTACCAGCCCTGGGACGCGCAGGGCCTCCTCGATGTCAGCTATGGCAACATCACCGATTTTGAGGAGATCGAGCTGGCGATCGACGAGGCGCGCAAGCTCTTCGACGTGGAGACCATCGCCTACGACCCTGCCCAGGCGACCATGCTGGTCAACCGCCTGGTGAAAGAGGGCGCGCCGGTCCTGGAAGTGAAGCCGAACGTCATCAACTTCAGCGACCCGATGAAGATGCTCGATGCCTACATGAAGGCCGAGCAGATCCGCCATGCCGGCTGCCCGGTCATGGAATGGCAGGTCGCCAACGTGGTCGCCCAGCTGGACGCCAAGGACAACGTCTATCCGCGGAAACCCCGGATCGAGGCGAAGATCGACAACCCCGTCGCGCTGATCGCGGCCTTTGCGGTGGCGCTCTCCGGTGAGGAGGCGGACCGCTTCGTTTACAACGGGATCTGAGCATGGGCATGATCACCCGCGCTCGCGCGGCCCTTGCGGCCTGGCGCGAGCCGTCGGCTGGCGTCTCCGCCAGCGCCGGCGCCGATGGCATGAGCGACACCGGCGGCATGACCGTCGTCAACCTGCTCGGCGGCAAGGGCCGGGGCGCGCCGATCGGCGAGCAGCGGGCGCTGAGCGTGCCGGCCGCGCTTCGCGCGCTGGAGGTGCTGTGCGGCCTCTTCGCGATGACGCCGGTTCACTATTACCGGCGCACCGACGAGGGCAAAGAGCGGGTCGACAGCGCTCCCCAAGCGCGGATGTTCTCGATCAGCGCCAACGCGGTGCAGCCGGCCTATCTGCTCAAAGAGCTGATGATGGGCGACCTGCTGATGCGCGGGCAGTTCGCCACCTACATCCACCGCGACACCCTCTACCGGCCAAGCTCGCTCACCCGGCTCGTACCGGATGGCCTGGCTCCACACACCCACTGGAGCAAAGCGGACGGCCTGGAGCTATTCGTCGACGCATCGCTGCCTGATGGTTCGCGCGAGCGGCTGACCAGGAACGACATCTGGTATGTGCCAGGCTTCAGCCGCGACGGCCTGGTCGGCCTCGACCGGCTGAAGATCCTTGCCGACACGTTCGAGGCGGCCGCCTCCATGAACGAGTTTGCGGCGCGCTTCTGGGATAACAACGCGCAGCCCTCGACGGTGCTGACGACCAAGGCGAAGGTCGACCAGACCGAGAAGGTCAAGATCCGCACCGATTGGGCGCAGCGCTTCGCCGGCCCGCGCAACGCCGGCGCGGTCGCCGTCCTCGACCAGGAGATGAAGGCCGAGTTCCTCAGCCACGACAACAAGGCCTCGCAGTTCATCGAGACGCGGACCTTCACCGTGGTCGAGGTCGCCCGCGCCTTTGGCGTGCCGCCGCATATCCTGTTCGAGCTGAGCCGGGCGACCTTCTCGAATATCGAGCAACAGTCGCTCGAAATCGTCCTCTACACGATGCTCCAGCATTTCGAGCGGGCGGCCGCGCACATGACGCACGCCTTTGCCGACAAGGGCCATTTCTTCGAGTTCAATCCGGACGCGCTCCTGAAAGGCGACATCAAGAGCCGGTACGAGGCCTATTCGATCGCGGTCGATAAGGGCCTGCTCAACTCCAACGAGATCCGGCGGATGGAAAACCGCAACGATCGCGAGGGCGGCGACCAGTACCGCATGGGCTCGGGCTCGACCCTGGAAGGCCAGCAGCAGCCCAAGCCGAGCAAGCCGGTCGATCACCGCACGCCGCCACCCCCACCTCCTGCCGAGAAAGATTGATGCATAGCCATGTCCTGGCGGCCATCCGGTCGCAGCCCTGGGCGATCATGCCCGGCCACCTGGAAGCGATCGAGGCGATCGCGCTGCGCGTGTTCGACGATCCGGCCGTGCTGGCGCTGAAGCGCGACGGCCACGAGGAGCGGATCTCGGCGGTAACGCAGATGGGTGCGAAAGCGCCGGCGACGCGCACCTCGATGCTGCGCGACGGTGTCGGCATCCTGCCGGTTATGGGGCCGGTGTTCCCCCGCGCCAACGTCATGACGCAGTATAGCGGCGCGACCTCGCTCGACGTGGCGGCGGCCGACCTGCGCGCACTGGAGGCGACGCCGGACGTGCGCTCGATCCTGCTGGCGGTCGACAGCCCGGGCGGCGCGGTCGCCCAGGTCAACGAGTTCGCCCGCCTGGTCGCCGCCTGCTCCAAGCCGATCGCGGTGCATGTCACCGGCCTCTGCTGCTCGGCCGCCTATTGGATCGCCAGCGCCGCGCCCGGCGGGATCAGCATCGATCCGACCGGCATCGTCGGCTCGATCGGCGTGCTGATCTCGACCTCCTACCAGGAATCGGCCGACCAGAACGGCCGGCGCGACCTCGACATCGCCAGCTCGAACGCGCCGAACAAGCGCCCCGACCTGTCGACGGCCGAGGGCCAGGCGCAGATCCGCCAGATGCTCGACGGCATCGAGGCGGTGTTTCACGCATCAGTCGCCCGCGGCCGCGGCGTCACCGAAGCCACGGTGCGCAACGATTTCGGCCAGGGCGGTACGAAAACCGGAAAGGACGCCAAGGCGGCCGGCATGGTCGACCGCGTGGAGGCCGATGGCCTCGACGGGGCGATCCGCCGCCTCGCCAAGTCCGGTCCGGCTACGCCTCGGCGGACGGCCGCGGCGAACCAACTGGCGCTCGCGAACGCGCGCAGCGCCCTCTAAACCCCCAAGGAGATGTGTCCATGCGCATTACCGCGCTCAAGGCCAGCCTGGCGGCCGTCGTTGCATCGATGGACGGCATTCTGGCGACTGCCGCTGCCGCCGACAATCGTGACCTGACCGCCGAGGAGCAGGCCACCTTCGACGCCCATGCGAAGGAGGCCGAGGGCCTTCAGGCCAAGATCAAGACCGAGGAGAACCTGCTGGCGCTGAAGGCCTCGGCCGCGATGCCGGTTCCGCCGATGCCGGGTGTCACCGGCACCGGCACCGGCACCGGCACCGGCACCGTGCCGGCCGCGCCCGCCGAGAAGCCCGAGCCGGGTGCCATGGTCGGCCGCGTCGCGCTCGCGATCGCCGCGACCGGTGGCAACGATCAGCGCGCCATGGCCGACTATTCGCAGAAGGCCTGGGGCGACGAGACCGGCCAGATCGTCGCCAATATGGAGCAGGCGACCAACACCAAGGGCGGCTATCTCGTCGACACCGCCTATAGCCGCGACTTCATCTCGCTGCTCCGCCCGCGCGTCGTGATCCGTCAGGCCGGTGCCCGCTCGGTGCCGATGCCCGATGGCAACATCACCATGCGCAAGCAGACCGGCTCGACGACCGCCGGCTATGTTGGCGAGCGTTCGCCGGCACCGGTGACCGATCTGACGGTCAGCACGCTCAGCATGAAGGCGAAGACGCTGCGCGCGCTGGTGCCGATCACCAACCAGCTGATCCGCCGCTCGTCGTTCGGCGTCGACACGATGGTGCGTGACGACCTGGTCACCTCGGCCGCGATCAAGGAAGACCAGCAGTTCCTGCGCGGCGTCGCCAGCGACCTGGCACCGGCGGGCCTCCTGTCGATGATCCCGGCCGGCAACAAGCTGACCATGACCGCCAATCCGACGCTTGCGACGGTGCGGTCGGACATGGCCAAGCTGAAGCTGCGTGTCGTCAACGCCAACGTGCCGCTGTCGAAGTGCGCCTACATCATGTCGCCGACCGTCCAGAGCTTCCTGGAGAACATCACCGACGGCAACGGCAACAAGGCGTTCCCCGAGGTCGCGGAGGGCCGGTTCGGCATCTATCCGATCCTCGTCACCACCTCGGTGCCGAACAACCTCGGCGCCGGCGGCAATGAGTCGGAGATCTACTTCGGCGATTTCGAGCAGTTCCTGATCGGTGACACCTATCAGGTGACGCTCGCCGCCTCGGACAGCGCCGCCTATGACGACAACGGCACGTTGCGCTCGGCCTTCTCGAACGACGAGACGCTGATCCGCCTCATCGAGGAGCATGACACGCAGCTGCGCTACGACGCGGCCTTCGCGGTCCTGCAGGGCGTCACCTGGGCGCCGTAATCGCGCCCGCCTTCCACCATCGACAACCGAGCAGGGGGCGCGGCTGTGCGCCCCCTGCGCACCTGGGGAGCCACTATGGCCGTCAAGTTCCTGAAGCCCTGCCAGCAGGGCACGCTCTACAATGAAGGCGAGACCGCCAGCTTCGACAGCGACACGGAGAAGCGCCTGGTCGCGCAGAAGTTCGCCGAGGTCGTGAAGACCCCCGCGAAGTCCGACCAGGCCTGATCGGGACCGGTCGGCGATGACGCCCCAGATCCTCAGCCTCGCCAGCGCGCGGGAGCATTTGCGCGTCGGGAATGAGCTGAGTGACGATAGCCTGCGCGAATATATCGCGGCGGCTGAGACGATCATCGCCGACCACCTCGGGCGCACCCTTATCTGCCAGATCGGCGGATGGGCTGCGCCCGACCTGGTGCCCGCCAATGTCGTTCACGCGATCAAGGTGGTGCTGACCGACATCTACGAGAATCGCGGCGCACCGACGATCGACGACGAGACGCTCGATCGCATGGTCGGCCGCCAGAAGCGGATTGGCTTCGCCTGATGGCCGACAAGACCCTTGCCAGCCGGCTTAATCGTCGCCTCCGCCTGGAGCGTCCGATCGAGGACACCAGCCTGACCGGCGCTGGCTCGGGAACCTGGGAGCTGATCGAGGAAGTCTGGGCCGAGGTCCAGGACATGCTGCCGAGCCGTGCCGAGCGCCTGGCCGCCGGCATGTCGTCGACTTCCAGGCCGGCACGGGTGCGGATGCGCTATCGTAGCGACATCACGCCCGACCTGCGCCTGGTCGAAGGCGACCGGATCATGCAGATCGTCGGGCAACCAGCCGAGCTGGGCCGGCGCGAAGCGATCGAGTTCATGGTCGAGGATTATGCGCCGGCGGGTAACACCGCCTGATGGCGTCGGCGCGCGGCCGGTCCGAGGTCAAACGCTACATTGCCAGCCTTCCCGGGCAGATCGAGACGAAGCTGCTGCGCGGCGCGGCGCGCGCGGCCGCCAACGTCATCCGCGACGAGGCGCAGGCGGAGTGCATCGACGAGGAGGTCGCGGCCGCGCTGAAGGTGCGGACCAAGGTCCAACCTGGACTGATTACCGCGAGAATTAAGATTGATCGACGGATGCCGGGCAGCTCGCGCGCGCTCTGGATCGAGTACGGCACCGACCCTCACCTGATCAGCGTGTCCGACCAGGATCGCGGCGGCATGAGCGTCGGGCGGATCAACCAGCTCAACAAGGAAGGCTCGCTGGTCATCGGCGGCCACTTCGTCGGCCCGGTGGTCGAGCATCCCGGCGCCAAGGCGCACCCCTTCCTGCGGACTGCCCTCGACCGGAAAGAGGTCGACGCGATCGCGGCCGCGCAGAGCTACATCAATGCCCGGGTGTCGCGTGGCAGCATCACCGGTGCGGCAGAACCGGAGGGCGAAGAATGAGCGGCATCCGCATCGTCGGCGCGCTGCTGCGTGCCCATGCCGAGCTGGGCGCGATCGTGCCGCCCGCCCGGGTAAAAGCCGGCGCGCTCCCTGAAAAGGTCGAGCTGCCGGCGCTCCTGGTGCGGTCGATCAGCCTGGTCGAGCAGCAGCCACTGACGATCGGCGAGAAGATCCACACCACCGAGCGGATCTCGGTCGCGGTGCGGGCTGCCTGTTGA